CCACACAAGGCTATGTCCATATCCAGAGAGTGCTACGATTTAAGAACAAACGTGGTTTTTAAATGTCATGTATGAATTGAAAGACTATCTTAACGCAATAAATTATACAAAAGAACCTCTTTTGGATAGCGATGATGAGCAATGGGAAAAGAAATATCCTCCGTTTATTGTAAATAAGTGCGTAGCTCCCTTCCAAGATACCCTTATGTTGGTGAATGAGATCAATCAACTACATCATCTTGACAAGAAACTTCAATTTGACTTTTTACTAAATAGTCTACGGAAAAGGAAACGATACACTCCTTGGATGAAGGCGAAGAAATTAAAAAATCTAGAGTATGTTAAAGAGTATTATGGGTATAATAATGAAAAAGCAAAGATCGCTCTTGATATACTATCTGATGAACAGATTTCCGCTATAAAACAAAAGTTAAATAAAGGTGGAAGAAATGGAAGAAGTTAGTTGGACACAGGAGCAGATGCTTGAAGTATCTCTGAAAGAACCTGATGATTTCCTTAAAGTGCGAGAGACATTATCTCGCATTGGCGTTGCATCCCGAAAAGAAAGAAAACTATATCAATCCTGTCATATATTGCACAAGCAGGGACGATACTATATTGTCCACTTCAAAGAACTTTTTGCGCTTGACGGAAAGAAAACTAATCTCACAGAGAATGATATAGCAAGACGTAATACCATTGCTGGTTTGCTAAAAGATTGGGGCTTAATTGATGTACTAGGTAGTGCAGAACCAGCTGCTCCTTTGAGTCAAATTAAAGTTCTATCCTTTAGAGAAAAAGAAGAATGGACTTTGGAAACAAAATACAATATTGGAAAGAAAAAGGATTGACTTTTTTACTTATGTGTGATATAACTACATAATGCAATTTTACACTAATGTTCTACAATACGGAAACAACCTTTTAATTCGTGAAGTCAAAGATGGTATTCGTAGTAATCGCCGAGTTCGATACGAGCCAACTCTTTTTGATCTAGTAAAGACCAGAGAGGAAACTGGTTATAAAACTCTGGATGGTCGTTCCGTTTTACCCCACAAATTTGATTGTATTAAAGATGCAAAGGCTTGGATTGAAACTAGATCAAGTCAATCTGATATTGTCTTTGGTAATACACAATACCCTTACTGCTGGATTGCTGATGAATATCCAGAAAGAGTTGAATGGGACTTAGATAAAATCCTGATGGTGACGATTGACATTGAGGTAGAATGTGAAAATGGTTTTCCAAAACCAGAAGATGCAGCAGAACCTCTTTTGTCTATCACTATCAAGAACCATCAGTCTAAACGTATTGTCGTTTGGGGATTGCATCAATTTGAAAACAGCCGTGATGATGTAACTTATATACAATGCGAAAGCGAAGTGCATTTGATCAAAGAGTTTCTTTCATTTTGGGAGAAACATACTCCTGATATTATTACAGGGTGGAATACTGAGTTCTTTGATATTCCTTACATTTGTAATCGTATCAAGAATGTATTTGATGAGGATGAAGTCAAACGTCTGTCACCTTGGAAAAATGTATTTGCTCGTGAAGTATATCAGATGGGCCGTCAACATCAGGTATATACACTGGATGGCATTGCTGCACTTGACTACTTTGATTTATATCGTAAGTTTACATATACAAGTCAAGAACGATATACTCTTGATCATATTGCTAAGGTAGAACTTGGTGATCAAAAGGACGGTAATCCTTATGATACATTTCGTGAATGGTATACAAAAGACTATCAGTCATTTATCGAATACAATATCAATGATGTGGAACTAGTTGACAAGCTAGAAGACAAGATGAAGTTAATCGAACTATGTTTGACGATGGCATATGAAGGTAAGGTCAACTTTACAGATGTTCTTGGTACTGTTCGTTATTGGGACATTGTTATATACAACCATTTGCGTGAAAAGAACCTTGTAATTCCACAAAAAAGAGATCATAAGAAGGTTGAAAAGTTTGAAGGTGCGTATGTAAAAGACCCACAGGTGGGTATGCATAAGTGGGTTATGTCGTTTGATCTTAACTCGCTATATCCACATTTGATCATGCAATACAACATCTCACCAGAGACATTGGTAAATGGTGGTGGTAAACCAGCTGAAGGATGGGTTGACAAAATTCTGGATGGTGTAATGGTAAATAGTACAGAATATTGCATGACCCCGAATGGTGCCTTCTTTCGCAAGGACAAACGGGGGTTTCTGCCGGAACTAATGGAGGGTATGTATAATGATCGTGTCAAATATAAAAAACTTATGCTCGACGCTCAGCAGTCGTATGAATACACTAAGGATAAGAAATACCTCAAGGACATCTCAAGATACAACAACATCCAGATGGCGAAGAAGATTTCTCTCAACAGTGCTTATGGTGCAATTGGTAACAATTGGTTTCGCTATTTCGATCTTATGGTTGCTACAGCAATCACTACTTCTGGCCAACTATCTATTAGGTGGATTGAAAAAAGCCTTAACATATATCTTAACAAAATTCTTGGAACCCATAATGAAGACTACATTATTGCCTCTGATACCGATTCAGTTTATATCACTTTTGACAGATTGGTTGATAAAGTGTTTGGAGAGAGAAAGGAAACTAAACCTATTATCAAATTCTTGGATCGTGTTGCAAAAGAGAAGTTGGAACCATTTATTGGCAAGTCTTATCAAGCTCTTTCTGAAGTAACTAACGCATATGAACAAAAGATGGAGATGGGTCGTGAAGCCATCGCTGACAAGGGTGTGTGGACTGCCAAGAAACGATACATTCTTAATGTATATAATATGGAAGGTGTTGAGTATTCAGAACCCAAACTCAAGATTATGGGGATTGAGGCGGTAAAGTCGAGCACCCCTGCACCATGTCGAGAGAAGTTGAAGGAAGCGCTCAAGATTATTATGGGTGGAACTGAGAAAGAGTTGAATACTTTTATACAGGATTTTCGTGAAGAATTTATGTCATTACCACCAGAGGATATTGCATACCCAAGATCAGTAAACGGTGTCCAGAAATATACAGACAACACACAAAGCACTTATGATCTTTCGAGTGGAAAGAAAGTAGAGTATGGTTTCTTCAAATCTCGAGCCCCCATTCACTGCAAAGGAAGTATACTTTATAACCATTTGGTTGCAAAGAACAACCTATCAAATAAGTACCCTTACATACAGGAAGGGGATAAGATAAAATTTATTCATTTGATAGAACCAAATGCATATCAGTCTAGTGCATTTTCGTTTATATCTTTTATGCCAAAGGAACTTGACTTGCATAGAATGATAGACTACAATACACAATTCGAGAAGTCTTTCATCGAACCTCTTAGGTTTATCACAGATAAAATTCATTGGGCTATCGATGGATCATTTGGAAGTCAGGGGTCATTAGAGGATTTTTTTGGATGACATTAACATCATCTGTTGAACATAAAAAGTATATAAAGATTTCTAGTGGCAATTATCGTGTCTGGGCTGAATGGATTCTTGATTATGAACAATACAAATATCCTGATGATTTAGAAATGGTTTCTAAATTGATTGTTGATAATTTAGAAATGAAATTTTGTCCACCACGATATAGAGATGAGAACATGGGTAATCCTTTGTTCGGTCACTGTTATCATGCAACACAGGCATTGTATTACTTCTTTAAGGATGCAAATTTGAAAGCTTTCGCTGCGCCTTGTAAAATTGCACAACAACATTGGTGGGTACAGGATGGCGATAATATCATAGACATAACTGCGCTTCAGTATGAGGCGTTTGGCGTTGATCCACCATATGATAAAGGAAAAGAAACAAAATGGTACGGATGGAAAAACAGGCCGCACAGGAAGTCACAAAACTTGATGAAACTTGTACAACCATCTGCAAATTTATATTTTAAACAATATGAAGAAAAACCAAAAAAAGTTTACTAAGCAACTTGACAATATTAAATAGTTGTGTTATTATAAAGAATAATAAGCGGGGTAGTTTAAGAAAAATAACTTGCCCAACAAGAAGATGTCGATGTCAAGTTCGGCCCCCGCTCCAATCTTTTTATATTTTTTTATAAAAAGTTAGTAAAACTATTAATTATATTGTATATATAGTAGTACAAATCCCTTGGAAGTAAAGGGTTAAAATTAACTTCCACTAGATTGCTGATGAACAATAATGTACACAGCATTAGTCAACTAAGGAGTATATAATGACTAATACAATATATGTTCGGGATTCCTCCGAATTTATCCTCAATACTACAACTCTAGGTACAATTTACAAAAGCGGCTCCCAAGGCGTTGATAGCAAAGCTGCAACTATTGATCGTGCTACTGGTTTTTTGCAACGTCTAGCGCAAAAGACAGAATGGCAACTTAACGATTATGCCAAATGTAAAGAATATCTTGTCTCTATGATAAAGGGGAGTAACCTTTTAGACTCTTTTGTAACTGTTCCTGCTACTTTACTTTTATCAACAGTGGAAGATAGAATTTCTACAACAACTGGTGAAGTAAACGAAGCATGGGTTGAAGTTGGAAAGTTTCTTAAAGGAAGAATAGATAGTGGAGTTCAACATTTCATTATTGATGGTCAAAATCGATTATTTGAATCTATCATTCCCTTCTTTAATAATGAAATTAGATTACCAGCAACTCAATCTATAGTTTTTGTCCTTGTGGATGATGAAACTGGTGTTGTTGAAGAGTTTGATGCAAAAGGCCGTTTTTACAAAGACTTGCCTGCGGAAATCCAAAATTGGATTAAGGAAATTAAAATTCCTGTAGTGGTTGGTACGAGAGGTGATCTTGAAAGATTCTGTGATACTTTAATTTGGAAGAATGAGGGTATTGCTTGGGATGAATGGCAAAAAATGGTAACTAAAAACTGGTTTACCAAATATTTAAGCCAGATTAGGCAACTCTCTGATAAAGATAATGCTAATCCAATAATCACAAAATTGCTTTCTAAAATTGCAGGCAAGGCTTACGAGTATGATAAAAATGGTTGGGATAGGCTTATTTCTGAACTTCTTATGTGGATGGTTCGTGGAACCGAGGTATCTAAACTTGATGAGGTAAAACTTTTCTTTGAAGGTAATTATACGGTTTCTCAAGAGAAGCTTGATAGTTTGGAGAAATACTTAAAAGAGTTTGGAGAAGCATATAGTGACGTTTGGAAAAATGGTGCGGCATCAGACAGTTCAAAGGGTATAACAAACACTGAATTGAGAAACTACGTTTATATGCGTTATGCTTTAGATAATCCAAAGTCAGATGCATTTAAGGGATTAAGTGTTCCTAATTGGAAAATAAGTAAAGGTGTTTCATTTGCATCAACTTATAAACTGTATAACGGTCTGTTGATGAAAAACCCAGAGAAGTATGGTGAACTACCTAACAGAACTTATTCAACTAACAAAGTAGGTGGCAAATATCTGACTGCAAGAACGCCGGGTGCTTATGTCACCCTATGTAGTCAATATGATAAGATTCATATCCAAGGGCGTCTGGAGATATTGTTTTCTGTGTTAGCTGGTAGGAAACCAGAGACAACGCATATTTTCGATAAATTGATACAAGAAAATACTGTAACAGTGATGGCAACTGACAAAACACCTAGTATGGGTGAGATATTTGAGAACAATCCATTTACCGCTGATGGTGAAAAAATCAATGTTGTAAATCATGATAATACTAATCTTTTTGATATTGGTCATGTAAATCCAAAATCAAAAGGTGGTAGTAATGAAGATGTTGTTTTGCAAAAGAAATCACCAAATAGGAAGTTGCAAGATAATCCAATTCCAGCTTAACGCTTGACATTCTAACATAGATTATGTATAAATAGGGGGTGAGGGTTTCATCCCCTATTTTTATTTAATGGATATGGAGAGAATTATGCCACTACAGCAGTATGTTCGACAGTTGCGGCCCCGCAATGAATTCTACACACCCCCTGTAGATAAAATTCAGAATTTTTTGTATGAAGCCAAAGGCGGCATTAATATAGACACAATGGAAGCGGAATTTCGTGGTACTAATATATTGCGTATAACTGCTTTATTTGATGCTATTAAAAATCAAACACCCTTAGAAACTACCAAAGGCTCAGTAACCATAAACTGGATATCTGATGCTGACAGAATTGCTGCTGAAAGTGGAGATTTGACTACTGCTTTTCAGAGTAGACCAAATTCATATAAAAAAGTATTTGTTACCGATAAAGGTGATGAAATTAAACTCAATGATATTATGAAAACTGCTACATTTGGTGGTGGTAAAGGTTCGGGCGGGGGAGCCAAACAAACAGGTGAGATGGAATGTGCTCAATGTATCTATGCAGCTGCAATATTCAGTGGAGTAAAGTTATCAGAAGGTGATGAACTTGCTGCATCATCTTGGGGAACATATAGTGCCAATTTTGATGTGGATAAGCCATTAAAAGATATTGAAGATAAATTTACTCAGGAATGGATGGACTCTAGTATTCTAATTGGTAATGAATTAAAGAAAAATCTAAAAGGGGGGAAATATATATTCCATAGAGGTTCTTCTTTTGTTGATATAATAAACACAAAATTTAAAGAATTAAATAAAACAGAAAAACCTAAAGTATTTAAAGACATTAATAAATGGACTCCTGCTGATATATGGGCAGTTAAAGATGGAGTTACATTTGATTTCAACCAATTTTCAAAACTAGGAGAATTTACTAACGAGTTAAAAGAATTATATGACAGGGGAGATTTAATTGGAATTTCCTTGAAATTTGCTTCTAAAAGTGTTACAGTAGTCGAACATAATACAACTGGATTTGTTAGACGGCCAGTAAAATATGGTGGATATACTGAACCGTCAAATTTTTTCAGTTCAAAAGATATGTATATTTTTTTAGGAAAACAAAAGATGCAACTAAGAACTTTTGATAATGCAAAGAGTTGGCAAGGAGAATCTAAAGGAAAAGGAGCCGCAGCGGGTAAGATAGGCGGTGGAATATTGGAAGCTATTATGGTTAAGAATAGTACTTTAACAAAGTTTCCTTATACTAATACACAATTAAAGGCATTGGCAACCAAACCAACACCAGCATTTTTGGATGAATTGTATCAGATGTATGTAGGATTAGTATCAGGTAATGCAGTCCCTAAAAATAAATGGGTTAAACAAGCAAGTGCAAAAAGAATTGGTAGAGTAAGTGGTGCAGATTGGAGATTTTCAAAGTTTAGAGGATTGTTCTATGTTGCACAGTTAGAGGATAATAAATCTATAGCAAATAAAGTGTGCGATAACATTGCAGCATATGCTTTGTCTCAATCTGATGAAGCGGCTCCCCATGTGGTGTACAAATGATAAGCTTTAAAGAACTAACAGAAGACAAGGGAGGCAAGAACCTTCACCTAGAACATCTAGAGGATGAGAT